CCCCCGTGAAGGGGGGAGAGGGTCTGTACGATACAACCTACCGTCGAAACAGGAGGACACAGTGCTATACAGCAAGCATGTTGTGTAGCGTGGCAACTGTACAAGTGTTTGCCACGTTTGTGTTTTAGAGGACCGCGGCGGCCCCTTCAACTACTGCAGCACCCGCGGCGACGCGCTCGGCGATATCCTCGACACCGTGGCCTGCAGCCTGCATGTGCTGGATGATCTGACCATACATACTGTCGGAGACAGGAGGATGGTAGGAGTGCGAGGCACACGCGGCGTTACCAGGGTCAAAGCGAACGCGCCATTCAATGGTGACGAGAAACTCCAACGCAACAGCGGGGGAGGTGCGCTGCACCATGACAATCGGAGCGAGAGCCGCAGGGACAATGTTGTCAGTCCACTGAAACGGGTCGACGCCGTGAGTGCCAGGAGCAGGTGCAACCGACGCAAAGGTGGAGTACTCTGTCATGTCAAGAGGGTACGAATCAGCCGCAACGCCGCGGAAAGCAAGTTTGCCACCGCTCATAAGGCGCGGGGAAAAGAAGGAGATGAAGCGCTCAACCATGGTGTCGTAGGTCTCGGTGTTTCCACCAATGTCCCACTGTTGGTTGCATCGGCCCATCGCAAAGATTCCACCTGCAGCAGAGACGGCTGAAGGATTCATAACCTGGACGGTCAGAGCAGCAGGCACAATACTGAGAGCGTTGTGCGTGGTAGAAGGGGTGACACCCGGAAAAGGCATCGCAATCGCCCGCGTGTTGCCGGCCGCATTCACGGCGCCTGCAGAGTTGACGTCCTCAACACCACACATGGAAAGCCAAATTGGGATGTCTGCGGACGAAGGATTGCGGCTCAAGAAGGGGGCAAACATGATGAACCGGGCGGAAGAGGAGTGGAGAGTCGTTGTGCGAACAACCGTGTAGTTACCCACTGCTCTCGGAAGACCGAGGTGAGCGGGGAGCCTCGCATTGAGTGCACGACACATCGACTTCACACTGTATTTCTTCGCGGATTTCCGGGAGCCAAATGGCTTGGCAGGAGGAGCTGCAACGCTCTGCTGCCACGCACGGGAAGCGGTAGAATATTTGGGTCGCTGGGCCCTGGCCTTCGCCTGGGCGCGCTGTTGCTGCGCCGAGGGCCTGCGAAACTGCCCATTCTTGGCACGCGGCATGAATTCGGGAGATGAAACTCCACAAGAGAGACGTGTTTATAGCGTGACGAGTCACGGTTTTGGGTATATGTGCGTTGTAAAAACTAACGCGGAAGAACGAGCTATCTTGCTCGCGTTGGTGCCCAGGCCCCCACTGAGGAGGTCTTTCACCTTGCAAAAGGCTGGGGGTCCAAAGGTACTCACAGATCGGCTTCGGGGTCCAAATTCATCGGGATAACCCCATCAAGACTCCAACCCATCTCCTCACACATTGCGTTGAACTGCGTTCTCTCCGCATCACTGTGACGCAAAGCAAACAAGCAGCCCGCAAGGGCTTCGTATGAGGGGGGGAGGTTCGGATCGGGGAAGGTAAGCGCAAGGCGAGCAAGCATCTTCGTGAGATTGAGGAAGCGAGCATGCCAACGGGAACCATCGAAAGTGAACTCGTGGCTCGTGAAAGAAACCGGGCCCTCGGGAGGTGCCGAGGTGACGCCCTTGGAACGAACACCCGTCGCGGCGGATGCCTCCACGGTCATGAAATCGGCGACGAGGTCGTCACCAACCGCAGCAACACGCTGGGCACCCGCGTAGATAGCGAGGAGGGCGCGAACGAAGGAATTCTGAGCAGAAGTGGTAGAAACGCCGGAACCGGTGATGCCAGCCTTCTCGATCTGAACGAGGCTGGTGCCAAAGGCAACCACGTGGGCGGTGTTGCAAACGGCCTCGCACCACTGCATGCGCTCGAAGGTTTCCCTGTTGGGACCAACGTACAGCTCACAGCGGCGGCGGGCGTCGAGATACAGCGAGGCACGGGAGACGCTAATGTCCCAGCCTTGGGCATCCTCATCCACAATGGTCCCTGCGGAGCCAATGTGCTGGAGAATCTTCCCGAAGCGCTGGATGCCATCATCATCGTGGCCAAT